ATCGTGTCCACAGCGACTAACCCGAAGTCGAAGGGTGATCCGCTGGCGAACCCGATCCCGGACATCGTTGCCCGGTTCGAAGAGATGGGCAACGGAGTGTGGAGTGGCGAGCGTGGCGCTGGTGGGCCTCGGTACAACTTCGACGCGTTGTCGAAGGCGATTGCCGCGGTCAAAGGTGAGAACGATCCGAACCCCTACTTGGCCAAGTTGGAGGCCAAGGAGAAAGTTACGATCAAGGGCAAGGGCTCGATCCTTTATGCCGCTTACGCCATGAAGAACACGGAAGTGCAGAAGCACTACGCGAGGCTGACTGGTGCCGAAGAAGTGAAGGCAACAGACCTCTAAGATCCAGATCGGGGCGCGCAAATGCGCCCCGACGATCTTGTTCCAGATCGGGCCGAAGCGGCCCGATTTTTTTTGCTCCTGGTTCCCTTTACACAAATATAGAGACTTCACCAGGATAGCTGGCGCGCGAGCGCGCGAGGTCTTTACACAAATATAGAGACTTGCTCAATGGTGCCTCAATGTGCCTCAATATCCCTGGTGTCCAGTATTCGGCAGACCCCCCACACCCAGAGGCCGGAACCATGATGGGGCCATTAGCGGTGTGATAATGTACCCATGTTGGAAAGGGTAGGGTGGGGTACTCATGCTCCAGAAATTTTTTTTTTCATATTTCTATATATACACAGAGGGAGCAGCACCCACCCACCGCGCCCCCGGCTGAGCCCCAGGGGTTCTGGGATTGAGGGGCATGAGGTACACTGAGGGAGATCGAGGTCTACATCAGGCATCACAAAGTTGTGATCGGTATCTGGGTGGGGTTGATTTTGGGCCGATTAAGTGCTATCTGTATTCTGATGCCCGGATTCTGACTCCACTCTAAGGATCGAGAAAATGCTAAAGATCACAGAAACTGAAGCATCCGAGCTAATCTTGGATAGCTACCTAATGCAGATCCATACCACTCTGTGTGATCGCTGTGGCTCTGGTGAGCGTTACGGTCAGCTGTACGAAGTTTGGGTGCATCCTGTTAAGACACCGAAATCAGGATACAAGGAATTCCGTCCCGCACGCGGGGCGCTCAAAGACTTACCGATTGCCTATGTGGATATGGCCGAGCAGCGCAATTCAGTCTGTTCGGATTGTGTCCACACTTACCAGACCAGAAACAATCAACCCGCATTACCTGCCGTCAGCGCGCAAGCATGGGCCGAAACGCTGAAAAGGAAATACACGCCAGAGGTGAAAGAACCAAAGGTTGCTCGCAGCGCTGGCGCCGCGGGCATCCCCGCGCCCACTCCAGATGAACTATGAACACAGATCATGACCAACTTCTCGTTTGGCTGAAGCAGTTACGCGAGAAGATCGACAAGCTAATCTCATTAAGAGAAAAGGAGATCGAAAGCTACAAGAATACTGGTTTCAATCCCGACGATACAACCCGCAAAGAGGAGGACTAGCATGACTAACCTGGTGAATCGGACAGGGGAGCTACAAGCTCCACAGCTCGATTACATTCTGGTCGATGGTTCATCGTCCATGATGGATAAATGGTGGGACTCCATTGGCGCGCTCGATGGCTTCTTGAGCGTGCTGAAAGCCCAGAATGTCAACTCGCAAGTTATCTTGCACACGTTTGATTCCAGGGATTTGGAATCGATCCAGCGAGATTGTCTCTTGCGAGACGTGGGTCAACTGACTGACGTCGGTGCCCATTGGGGAATGACACCACTGTATGACGCAATCAATCTGATGGTCCGCAAACTTGCAGCTCTTGATCCACCAAGCTGCTCGATTGTCATTGTGACGGATGGAGATGACACTTCATCAACATCCACCGATGTGACCCAAGCGCGCGCCCTGTTGGATTGGTGTCGAGCAAAAGGTTGGCAAGTTACCTTTATCGGCGCCGACTTTAACAACTTCAGGCAGGCCCGCTTACTTGGAGCTGACGAAAGCAACAGCGTCGGGGTCCAAAAGGCCAAGCTGCTTGAAGCTGGCAAGACCCTTGGAGAGAAAAGGGTTCGTCACTCCCGATCTGGTGACGATATTAATTTCTCAGAAGATGAACGCAAAAACTTTGGTGGATACCTGACCAATGGAAACGGAAAGTAAAGTCCCTAAACAGGATTTGCTGACCAAATTGCTCAAGATGACCTCCTCGTCTAACGACGGGGAGGCCTTGACCGCAATCCGGAAGGCAAACGACCTGCTCAAATCCGCAGGCTGGGATTGGGACAAACTTATGGCTGGCAAGATCAAGGTTGCCGCTGACCCGTTTGCCAATCTTCAGCAGCCCCATAACCCTGGGATGGGCGCACCGAGGCCCACTCCCCCAACACCACCTAGGCCTCAGCCCGCGCCGAGGCCGCAACCGAAACCCCAACCTGCGCCGCCACCGCGACCGCAGCCGCCACCGCCACCGCCGAAACCTTTTGAGCCGTTCAGCCATCAGACCACAAATGGCCAGACCAATAATTTCCCCGGCAATTGTTATTGCTGTGGATATTCGGTATCAGCCAAGCAGGGCAAGCTGTTCGTACCTTCTAGTTTCAACAGCGCGGCGCCCGGAGGCAAGAAGGTAATCTGTGACGCATGTGACACCAACAAACATTCTTTCATCGACCGCCGTCCAGCGCCGCAGCCGAAAACGCAGCCATTCACTGGTCCCGCACCCCGCGCCAGTGATTTATAGAGGAGAGACCGTTATGATGTGGACAGACTTAATCCTAGCCCTAGCAGCCGCGATCGCGTGCGCTATCACCATCTGGGAGGCCCGATGACCACCCCAGAGATATTGCTCGCACTGAGCATCGTAACCCTAATCGTGGCTGCATTAGCAGGAGCAAGGTAATGCGCGAGTATTGGCTCACCCTGAACTTCCAGGTTGAGGCGCGCGACGAACAGGAAGCTGGCGAGATCGCCAGCGACCTGCTCGAAGCGGCCAAAAAGAACGTCCCGTGGAAACTGATCGGTGGCGAAATCACCGAGATTGAGGAGGCTTGATTGGACCAGCTTAAGGCAATGATCGCTCAGCACGGCGCTAAGGCTCTGTTCAGCGATCAAGGGATGCACTTTACCAAGAGTGCAATGACCATACTCAAACGGAATGCCAGCGCCGCCGCCAGCACGGTTAGGATTCCAGGTATCCGGGACAAAATCCCGGACCACCTGCGGCAAGACATTCTATCCCAAAGCTACAACATGATCGAGGTGATTGGGCGCTGTAGCTTTCTCCTTATCCTGTTCGAGACCGGCCGGATAGATCCAGATGAGTCAGACGAGCTAATCAAAATCTTTAGCTCAATGTACAACAACGCCTGCGAGCGAGATGACGAGCTGCGCAAGCTGTGCAAGCTCACCATCGACACTTACGCGGAGTCCGGCTACCTGGAGCAATTCAACTCTGTGCCAGATAAGGAATACTAAATGCCCGATCTATATCTGATCGCGCACAAAGTTCGAGGCGAGCGCGCATTCGATATTGGATACCAGATGGAGGACGGAGGTTGGATCATCCCAACCTCCGGCCATCTGGCGCATCCATTTTGGACCTACAAGCTCGCTGACCTGTTTGCATATGATAACGTCGGACAACCGCCCGACGAATTACGTGACCACTATGCTGCATCCGACCTGCTTAAACGTAAACCTGTGCGCCGAGAACGCAGCAGCTTCGACGCACCAACCGCGGAGGACTTATGACCCAAGACGAAGAGAAAGCCCTAGCTCGCAGCATCGAGTATCTGATCGACCGATATGGTATCGATCACTTCCTATCCATGTCCGGATTTGTTGCTGGCGAGAAAGCTGAGCATGTTGCTGTTAATTGGCAAGACACTCGGCGCGGCAAGGCATGGATGGAGATCAGTGAAGGTCTAGACGCTTTGCAAGCCAAAGCAGAAAGGTGGAAGTTATAATGTACAGACCCCGCGTGTACACAGCGAGCAAGCTGCACCATTATCCTTATTGGCTACAACTCCGAGACCATGCCGACTGGGATTTTATCGAATGGACCGCAAGTTGGCCGGGCAAACTCCAGAAAGGTCTAGAAGCAACCAGCACCCCAACAGAGTTTGCTAACCATTGGTCACAGGACATCCGCGAGATTCGCGAGTCCGACTTTGTCCTAATCAAGTTCGATGATGGACTCAGGGGCGCCCTCGTCGAGGCGGGCGCCGGCATTGCCTTCGGCCTCAAGATTGTGGCCGCGGGCTTCGGCCCCGGAGATACCTGGACCTACCATCCTCAGGTAATCCGCGTCTACAATATGGATATGGCTCGCAAGTGCCTATACCAATATACCACGATGGTTCCTCCCGCAAGCCGAAAGAGGTTGAAAGATGACTAAGACCCAGCTGAACACTCTGATCGCCGCCCTTCTGGACCAGAGCGGCAAGCACTGTGGAAGCGCAGCCGAACAGGACATCCGGTTCGGCTCGAACACTTGGATCGCCCACATGTCGGCGAGCATGACCCTCGCTGGCATGGCCGCAGGTTATATGGCGGTGCGCGACCAAATGAACGCAGAGGAGAGGCCATATGCCCCGCGCGAAACGGACAGTTAGCAGCTTCAATCCCCGGCTTCTAACCGCCCTCGAAGAGGGCTGTAAACGCGAATTGCGCATCCCTTGCTCCACAGCAAAGGAAGCTGTTCGCCTCCGTCAAGAGATCAACAAACTCCGCGCGGCAATTCGCGCGGAGAACAAACCGGGCTGGCACCATTATATGGGTGCTGGTCTGTACATAGATCCGAAGGAGCCTGACGTAATTCTGATAAAACCCAAAGCCTCCGAGTACAAGCTGGCTCTGGACGCCGCAGGCATACCTGATCCCTTACTTCCCGATCCGGATCAGGACACAAATAAAGCGACTTCGGACGAAGCATCCTTTTTTGAGGATCTAAAGAAGTTGACGAGGGGTTAATCCCCTCGTCGATTTTTTCATCCCCTCCCCGATTTTGCTTGTGAAGTCCCGCAAAAGGGGCCATTATCGTACCGATGACCGGCCCATTGGGGTGACCGGCTTCCCGCAAAGGGGGACTAAGGTGCGAAAGATTTTTCTAATTGCATTAGCTACCACAGCTCTGCCGAGCATGGCAGTAGCACAGACCGCGGTGGGGATCGGGGCCGCGCGGTCAGACGCAGCCGCCGTATCCGGCTCCAAATCCACCGCAATTGGTGGCGGAGCCAGCAAATCCACATCTTCCATCACCATCAACCAGGCTCCAATTCCCACCGCGACCACCACAACCGTAAACAATGAAGGTACGAGCACAGTCAAGAACGTCCCTTCCGTATTTGCCCCCGGCCTTGCAGCCGCAGGCTTGGAAACCTGTCTCGGGTCAGTGTCCGGAGGTGGCTCCTTTGTGGGCACCGGCTTTTCATTCGGTAGCACTATCCCAGATCCCGGCTGCGCTGCGCGCCTTGATGCCCGGACCCTGTGGTCGATGGGACTTAAGAAAGCAGCCATTGCCCGACTGTGCTTGGGCGGCGAAATCCGAGCAGCGATGCCAGAGATCTGCAACCAATATCTCCCTCGGGTTCAGCCGGTCGGCTACCCCGCGGTTCCAGCTTATTACCTCGCTGAAGGCGAGACCTATCACGGCGGGCCGATTATGCTGGTCGATGGAAAGACCGGCCAAGATCGTCTGTGCCAGAATTACGACGAACCCAAGCATCGTTGCCGGGCTTGGGATGGGGAAACTCACGTCGTAAGCCACCACACCAAGAAGGTGCGGGTGGTCAGTGCTCCGGCAGCATCACCTCAGCCAGTGGCTGAAAATACTGAAGGAAAGTAGTATGCTGAAGCTTATTACGGGTGCCGCGATCGTTGCTCTTCTGGTCGGCTCTGTTCCCGCGCAGGCCGGATCAACGATCGCGGTGGGAGGCTCGGCCGGTGGCAATGCTGTTCTGACCGGCGCCGCGACCAATAGTCATGGTCTCGGTTTCTCCACCGCAGGTGCGGCGGGGGTCTCGACGGGTCAGTCGGCCGGAATCGGGGTCGCGACCCCGCTCGGTGGTCTGTCCGCAGGGATTGGTCAGACCAACAACTTCGCTGGTGCCGGTGGTTTGACCGGCGGCGTTCTGGGCGGAGGTGGCTCGTTCATCTCTGGTGCCGGAGCCGGCGGCCTCAATGTTGGTGGCGGCTTCACCAACTCTACACCTTAGTTGGTGCTGGTCGAGGGGCTACGGCCCCTCGGCCTTCTAACGGCGCCCGCAGAGTTATTCTCATAAGCCGGGCGTTAGGAGCTACCATGTCCAGACACAGGAAACCATACTACGTCCAGCAGAAGGTGAGCATCCCCGCCACCCTGCTCGCCAGATTTTCTCGCTTCCATTGGGACGCCGCGAAGAACAAGGTTCAATACGGAGCCATCAGCGAAGTCGTCACCAACCTGCTAAGCGATTATGTGAACCGGATGGAGAACCCACCCCTTGTTCCGGATCAAGAACCAGTTAAGGAGAAAGTATCGTGACAGACGTCATGGACGCCTTCAAGCATCTGGATTCCCTGACCCAGATCCAATTATTCGAACGCCGCAGCGCGCTGGTCGGCAGCGCTCCCGGCGGCGACTACCGGCAATTGCCCGATGAAGTGCTACAGGAGCTGGTAGCAATTCATCGGATTTTGCGTCGTACCAGCTCCAAACCCGCATCCCGCTCTATCCGCAACGAAGTTCCAACCCCGGACCAGCTATGAAAATCGAAGCCATTCTACCGGAGCACGTTGACAGCACGATGATGAACTCCTTCCGGTCCTGCCGGCAGAAGTTCAAAAACGAGCACATCTTCGGCCTCCGTCCCGCAGAGCAATCAATCGATCTCCACGCGGGCGCCGTCTTTAGCGCCACCCTGGAGCGGTTTTACCGAGAGGTTTTCACCAATGGGCTTGATCCATCTCCAGCACTCGCCAGAGCTTACGCTACATTCCAAACCGAATGGGGAGATTTTATCATCCGAAAGGATAAGCATCCAAAGACTCCTGAGAACATGTGGGCCGCGGTCGAGGATTATATACGAACGTACCCTCCTCGATCTGATAGTGTACAACCGTATTTCACCGACGGCACTCCGAGTTTTGAATTCTCTTTCGCAATCCCACTTGATTTCCCTAACTGGCCACGGCACCCCGTTAGCGGTAATCCCTTTGTGTACGTTGGGAGATTCGATCTGCTCGGAAAGCGGGATGACCGGCCCGTCGTCCGCGACGAAAAGACTGCTCAACGTCTGGAGTCTAATTGGGCAGAAAAGTGGGACCTGCGGTCCCAATTTCTGGGCTATTGTTGGGCCTTGCAGCATAACGGAATACCTTGCAACACTGTCGTCATCCGAGGTGTCATTATTAATCTCACGCAAATCCGGCAGGTCGAAGCCGTCAAAATCTACCCGCAATTCCTCATCGATCGATGGTTCGAACAGCTCCGACGAGACCTTATCTCCCTAGTCAAATGCTGGGAGGACGGTTACTTCGACTATAACCTGGGAGATACCTGTACCGCGTACTCCCATTGTCCTTTTATACCACTTTGCTCTAGCCCCAATCCTGACCTTTGGTACAGCAATTATGAGGTGCGCAGATGGAACCCTCTGAGCAAGAGCCGGAACCCACTGTCCGACGAACCATCATCCATTGCTGTGAGTTCTGCACATACTGGGAAGGGGCCGGTCAAAGCCCCGTCCCTCTCCTAGCTAAGTGCAATCATAGCTTCTGGTCCTGCGAGCAGGACTCCAGATTCCGGTGCCATTATTTTGAGGAAAGGAAACCGAGATGACGACCAAGGTAGAACCGAGAGCTAGTGGTCCCACTACATACTCCATGACCATCCCGAGCAACCAGATCTTCTCCAACGGGATCAACATCCCAAAAGGCAGCGCCCCCGTGTTGATTGTGATGCCCTCTGGTTGGAGCCCTTCGGTTCTACTGACCATCCAAGTATCCCTGGATGGTAATACTTGGATCGACGTCATGAACGCCGATGGAACACCAGTCAGCTCCGTCGTCAATCCCGGCACATCCCTCCTGCTCCAAAATCAGGAGGTATGGGCGCCGTGGCTCAGGCTTCGGTCTGGGACAAGAGAGGCCCCGGTCCCCCAATCCACGGACCGGGTATTCACCCTTTGGACAAACCCCTAACGTCATGGAGATAACCCGATGGCGCTGCAAGCACCACACTGTCTGCTCATGGGACCCGCGGGGTCCGGCAAAACCACATCCCTCGCCACCTTCGCCCGCAAGGGTGTTGAATGCTTCGTGATCGTCACCGAGCCCACCGGAGTTGACAGCTTACTCGACGCGTGGGACAGGGAGAAATTACCAATCGACCTGCTCCACTACGCGGTAATTCCACCAGCCAGCCCCGGTTGGGACGGTCTCAAGGATATGGGAGTCAAGATCAACGCCATGTCCTACAAGGACTTGTCCGAGCTAAAGTCCGGCGTGGGGAAGGAAAAAATGAAACAGTACCCGCTCCTTGTTCACAACATGGAGAATTTCCTTGACGAGCGCACCGGGACGAACTACGGTGACATCACCACCTGGGGACCAGACCGCATGTTAGCTATGGACTCCCTCTCCGGTTTGAGCCTGATCGCCCTCCAGCATACGGTGGGATTTAAGCCCTCCCCGCACCAAGGCGAGTGGGGTATCGCCATGAGCGCGGTCGAGAACCTGGTGTTGAAACTCAGCTCCGATTGCAAATGCTTTTTTGTCCTGATCTCCCATGTGGAGCGGGAGCCAGACGAGCTAACCGGAGCCACCAAGGTCTCGGTGAGCACCCTCGGCCGCAAGTTGGCCCCTAAGATCCCTCGGTTTTTCAGTGAGGTCATCCGTGCCCGCAAAGACCCCACCGGAAAATTTCTCTGGGCCACAGTGGACACGGAATCAGACCTTAAAAACCGAGCACTACCAACGGGCAACGCTATTGCGGCTGATTTCGGCCCTGTTATCGACGCCTACCGGCGCCGCGCCCAGGTTGCATCCCCCGCGATCTTCGCGGGCGCCGCAGCTAACTAAACTACCTGCCCCTGATCGTCGCACGTCGGGGGCAGTCCCTTCCAGTGCGATCTCGAAGAAAGGAAAGCCAGATGGCATTCGACGCAGACAAGTTCTTGAACCAGACCGTCAACGCACCGATGAGCACGAGCACCGTCCCCGTGCCCGAAGGTGAATACAAAGCTATCATCGACGACGGTGACAAAGCGATCAGTTTCCGCGAAGGCGGTACCGACCGCAACGGTAATGATCTTTCTCCTCAGTGTGTGGTCCTCTTTTCCATCCTGGACGACGCACTCAAGGTGAAGCTCAACCGGGACAAGGTTCTGGTCCCGCACAACATTTGGTTGGACGTCAAAGGCGACGACCTTGACCTTTCCGAAGGCAAGAACGTCGGCCTCGGCCGTCTCCGCAAGGCCCTTGATATGAACGACGGCCCGTGGTCGCCGAACATGATGAAGGGCAAAGGTCCCGTGGTTATCAAGGTCACCCAGCGGTCGGATAAGAACGATCCGACCATCAAGTATGCTGAAGTGGCTCGGGTAGCCAAGCTCTCAACTTAGCCTCAGGTTCTACCCAGCCTCTGAGGCTACCCCACCGGGCGAGGATGCCCCCTCATTTACCTCCACCCGGTGGGGCTTTTCTCAGGAGAACACTCATGAACGACAATAACTTGTTTCCCGAAGGTGTGGTCATCTTCTTCCGTATGATGACCACGGATAATAACATGGCCAGAAGTGTCCATCCCCGCGCCCGCGGTGTCATCATCGGTTCCCGCGCCCACGACGCCCATGACGACGACTACGTTGTGATCGACGGAGAAGGTAAACCCCTCGGGTATTACCCCCGAGACTTCGTCTCGGCGATCCTCCCCCTGGAAACCGTAGGCCCCGGAGTCCCCGATGCTAATAATCCCCAGAACCAACCTCGCCATTAGCAAGCGGCAGCGCCAAGAAATACCCAAAGCCACCCTCGTTGAGCTAAAGGACTCCATCTTGGAGTCCTGTCTGCTTCATGCTCCGGTGGCCCAAGCTACCGCACATAACCAATTTATTCTGGTCGCTGGCGAGCGCCGGGTCCGCGCCATCGATCTGATTGCCGAGGAGAAGAAGAACTTCATCTTCGACAAACAAGAAATCTTACCCGGCTTCATCCCTGTAGTCCTACTTGACGAGGCCATTAATGACATCCAAAGGCAAGAAATCGAACTCGCTGAAAACGTGGTCCGGGTCGAGCTTCCGTGGCAAGATCGGATCGCTGCTCTCGCATATATCCATAACTTGCGTAAGGAGGAAAACCCCAAGCAGACGATTGCCGATACCGCCCGTGCCATTATGGCCGAAGGCCCCCGCGAGCTGGCGGGGGCTCAAGGTGGTATCGCAGAAAGCACGTTGCTCCGGAACGTCCGGCAAGCGACCATAATTAACGAACACCTGGATAAGCCCGAGATAGCGAAGGCCCGCAACGCTACAGAGGCTTTCAACCTAATTGTCGCAAACGAACAACGAGCGTTCGAGGCCGAACTAATACGCCGTGGTCGGAAGCGGATTACAACCATTGAGGTCCGACATGGCTCCCTTTATGACATTTTACCGAAACTGGAATCCGGAATCTTTGACACCATCCTCGCCGATCCCCCATACGGAATCGGAGTTGACACCGGGGGGTTCCGAGCCCGCACCGTCGTCCACCACAATTACGACGACTCCCCCGACAACGCGCGCGCCCTCATCTCCTGCATTCTTACCGAGGGATTTCGAGTCTGCAAATCCCGAGCTAATCTATTTATCTTCTGCGACATTGACCTGTTCGCCTGGATTAAGGAAGCTGCTGCACGCGCGGGATGGGACCCATTTCGAACTCCTATTACCTGGATCAAAAGTGACGTTGAAGGGATGGCACCTTGGGGACGGGAAGGTTTTCGCCGTACCGTTGAATGGATCTTCTTTGCCCGTAAAGGTCAGAAGGGTCTCATCCATTCGCCAGTGGATCACCTCCGGCACAATCGAGTTCGACCCGATGACCGAGAATACGGCCCGGAGAAACCTGTTCCGCTTATCAAGGAACTACTGGCTGCCAGCACTCTTCCTGGGGACTATGTCCTCGATCCTTGCTGCGGGAGCGGTAGCACTCTGGTCGCTGCTCGCGAGCTAAACATGCGCGCCCTCGGGATCGAGGCCGACGAAAAGGCATTCAACCTGGCTCTGGTAAAGAGCCAACAACAGAAGGAAGCGTCATGATACCCGATATGATAGTTACTATCTTCCAGTATGTGGGCCGGACCTATTCCATCGATGGGAACGGTAAGGTTTGGGTCTTCGCCCACGGGGCATGGAAGGAGCACGCCCGTATCTCCTTCCTGCCCCCCGTCGTGCAACCCGTTCCCTTCACCCCACCACCGGACATACGCAATGACCGACAGTAAACGAGAACACATCACCTGCAAGATCGAACATGAAACGGAGCGCGCATGGTTGATCGACGACGGGAGCGGGAAGACAACTTGGATTCCCAAGTCCCAGGGAGAAATCTACGACCGAATGAACGATGGTCTGGTGGACCTGTTCGTGGAGGAGTGGATACTGAAGGAGAAGGGTCTGATCTAACCTATCGGCCCCCGTGGTACCTGTGGCTCGCAGGTTTCTTGATCTGGATAGGGATAATAGGAAGCTTGTATGTACTCACCCGTTAGCCACGCTACAATGTCAGACCCGTGGTATGGTACCTCTGGTCCGCGGGACGCTCAAATCGTCCTAGTCGGGGAGAGTTGGGGAGCCGCCGAAGCGGACCAGAGGCTCCCCTTTGTCGGTGAGTCCGGCAAGGAGCTAACCCGCATCCTTGCTGATGCAGGAATTTCCCGCAACCAAGTGTTTTTTACCAATTGCTTCGCGGCGCAGCCGCCGGGCAATGAAGCGTGGAGGTTCTTCAACAAGAGAGGAGAGACTAAATGGCGGGGACTGAATCCGACTCCGTGGGTGAAATCCGAGCTAGATCGACTATACCATCAATTAAGGGAGGTTGGGCCGAAGGTTGTTATTGCCGCTGGGAACTACGCCCTGTGGGCTCTAACCGGGGAGGCCCATGTATCGTTCTCGTCCGAATCGACGGGCGATGGTGCGACCGTCCTTGTACCTTCCGGGATCATGTCTTGGCGCGGCTCAATGCTGGAGTCAAACGTGCTCGAGAAATCCATCAAACTAATTCCCATCATCCATCCTGCCGGGATTCTGCGGGCGTGGTACCAAAGAGCGGTGACCGTTCATGACCTATCAACCCGGATACCACTGGCACTTAGTGGAGATTGGCGGCCAACTCCACCTCCAAATATCGTTCACCTTCCCTCATTCGAGCTTGCAGACCATATCCTCGGACAATGGCTCATTCACTGTGCAAGCGGAAATGAACTGCGACTGTCCCACGATATTGAAACGTCTCGCGGCAATATCACCTGCATGGCCTTTGCCGACGGGCCTTACCGAAATGGATCTACGGCCCTTGTCATTCCGCTTGTGCGACCCGAGCGATCGGGAGGTTTTGGAAACTTTTGGAATCCTAAAGAGGAGTTCTCCCTCGTCAGAACCATGAGGCTTCTATTGGGGCACCCTAATGTCAGAATCGAAGGCCAAAACTACAACTACGACACCCAATGGATCGAGCGAGATTGGGGAATCAGACCCAATCTCGACTTCGATACCATGCTCGCTCACCATCTACTTTGGCCGGGAACCCCAAAGGGGCTGGACTACCTGGCTTCCCTGTACAATCACTATTACTGGTATTGGAAGGACGACAACAAAGAATGGGACGTCAAAGTCGGGGGGTGGGAAGCTCATCTCCGGTATAACGCTGAGGACGCCCTTCGGACTTATGAGTGTGCCACCGAACTCCGTGCCCAGATCGTTGCTCAGGGCTTTACAGAACTATGGGCCATCGAAAAAGCCAAGAATGAGATGGCTCTCGAAATGATGCGCCGCGGGGTCCGGATCGACCGCGCCCGGCGGGCCGAGATGGGCTTCCACCTTAGCCATGAGAAACAGAGGATCAACCAGTGGCTCGCAAAAATCATCCCGCAGGATCTAATAACCAGCTCCGAATTTGCGCCAAAGAACTCGAAGAAGCCTTGGTGGGACTCGGGCAAGCAACAGAAAGATTTATTCTATCGCATTCTCGGGTTCCCGGCAAAACGAAACCGCAAGACCGGGAACGAAACATTGGACGCGGAAGCGCTCGAGCGGTTGCGAAAGGATGTCCCCTGGGCCGCGCGCTTGTGGGACGCACTAGAATTACAGCGGAGCATTGGCGTCTTTCACAACACATTTATCGGAGCGGAACTCGAACCAGACGGTCGTATGAAGTGCTCATTCAATACCGCTGGGACGGAGACATTCCGTTGGAGCAGCAGTACCAATGCCTTCTGGCGGGGGACGAACTTACAGAACATCCCTAAAGGGGAGGAAAGAGAATAACATGGTCAGGATGTATGCTAACGAACCCTTGGGTCCTCCGCAGACCTTCTCCCAGCACTTGGAGGTATGGCGTCTGGACCCGCGGGCAAAGCTACCGGCTCAATACGACGAAACCAGTGTGGGTCTGGATGTCTTTGCCTTCCTATTAACCGAGTCAGGCCGAGCAACATCTCGGGCCTGCCACCTGAAGAACGTTACGGAGATCCCCACCGGCCTGCGGGTCCGGGCACCTCCGGGGCATTTTATTCAGATCAGCTCGCGGTTATCTCTTGCTCGCAAAAGCATCTTTGTTGCCAATGCGCCCGCGATGCTGCCGCCGATGGTCGAAGTTGAGCTGACCATCCTGTTGTTTAACGGCTCTTATGAAACTCAGTACGTGGCCCATGAACATCGTATCGCCCAGCTCACTCTCCAACCAATCGTCCCTACCATCGTCCGAGACCTTTCTGCTGCCCAACATTCGGAAGATGTTCATCCCGGACCCCGGCAAGGTTATTGTTGATGCCGACCTTGCGGGCGCCGACGCCCAAGTTGTAGCTTGGGAAGCGGACGACGCCAAACTGAAAGCTGCTTTCCGAGCAGGTCAATCCGTTCACCTAATGAATGGTGAGGACCTGCTTGGGACCGAATTTACCGCCGCCTCCGGCCACCACAAAAACCCTGGAACCCCAAAAGGGAGGATGTACGATGCCCTCAAAAGATTTGTCCACGGAACCAATTAC